AATCATCAGTTGACCATTCTCGAAAGCAAGATGCAGTTGGTGGTGACATCAGACAACAAACAAGCACCAAACATGGGTGCTGAACTGGCTCGTGAAAAACTGCGCCAAGACTTTATGCAATCCAACACAGAAGCACTAGCAAGAAGCGGTGCCAACAAAGCAGTACTGGACACTCTAATATGGCGTGTGCAAGAGTTGGAGAAGCACAAAGAGAAACAAAGTAACAATGGTGGGAAGAAGTAATCATGGCAGAATCACGAAGCGAACGAGAAGCACACATCAAGGACAAGGCAGGATGGGTAATCACTGTCGTTGCCGCATTGCTGGCAGTAAACACATATCTTGCCAATGGATATAGTAGTAGTGTACTGACCAATACCATCAAAGCCAACGATACATGGAATTTCTATCAGGCTAAAAGTATCAAACAAACTATTGCAGAAGCAGCACGTGATGATGCCATAGCACGGAACGATAATGAAAAAGTAGCTAAATTAACTGCTAAAATTGATCGTTACGAAAGTGAACCTGATAAGGGTGAAGGTAAGAAAGAATTGTTTGTCAAAGCTAAAGCATTAGAAGAAGCACGTGATGAGGCTAAACTACACAGTCCATGGCTAACATTCGCTGGTTCAGCTTTTCAATTAAGCATCGTTCTATTGTCTGCTGCCATATTGGCAGTTAGTATGGGTATGTTCTGGGCTAGCATTGGAGTCGGAATTATTGGTGCTATATTAATGAGCCAAGGTATTTGGCTTTGGATAATCTAACCAACAGGAGCGAACCATGTCAGAAGAAGTTAAAGTGTTAAGCGCAAGCGAACAAAAAAAAGAAGACTGGATGAATTCCAAATGGCGTCCAATGATGGGTTGGATGTACATGGTAGTATGTACTATGGACATGGTTATATTTCCAATTCTGTGGAGTCTATTACAGACATTCACTCATAGTCCAATCACACAATGGACTCCACTAACCCTACAAGGTGCTGGTTTATTCCACATAGCCATGGGTGCAGTGTTAGGTCTTGCAGCATGGGGGAGAACACAAGAAAAATTAGGAGGAGCGAATAATGGCGGTATGCAACCAGTGGCACAAAGTGTCACAACAACATATGGCTCTCCGCAACCAGTAGGAATGCAAAGAAGTATGAGTTCATCTATGCCATCTATGCGTAACCCTCTCGCAGACGCTACAAGCATGCCAGTCTTTGAAGCAGGTGATCCAACGCACCGAAATATGCGAAACGACTATTAATCCCCTACTGTAGTAAGGTTTTAGACCCCTGTAAGTTGTTGTTTTTACAGGGGTTTTTTGCACATGAAATAAGTGTTGATTTTTATTCGATTCTGATGTATACTAAATGTGTTGGGTTTGATTATGAAAGGTTTCGTTATGACTGTAACACTTGAGATGCTTCCGCAATTTGATCGTAAGCGTCATGGATCTTTATTTGATCGGGGCGGTGCTGACTCTTGGTATTCACGTGAACGTGATCCACATTGGTATCCAGAAGGTACTGGATACGGTGGACGTATTTCTGAATTGTGTGACGAAGAAGTCGCTGAGTACAATGCAGGTTATGATTACAATGAAGAATTTGGTGGGAAGAAAGATTATGAATAAATTTGCAGTAAAAAGAATGAAGACAGAAAGACAAGAAGAAATCATGCTTATCTGTCAAGAAGAATGCGCTGAAGTTGCACAAGCAATAAGTAAAGTATTCCGATTCGGAGTTGATGGTTTACATAATGATGTATCTAATCGTGAACGACTCGAAGAAGAAATCGGTGACTTACTTTGTATGATTGACATGATGGTCGAAGAAGGAATCATCGATGCTGGTGAAGTTGCACATGCATCACAAGCAAAGCGATTAAAGTTAGCCAAGTGGTCTAACATTAAGGAAATGGTATGATTCAAATAGAAAACCTAACTGAGTATCAGGTGGAGATGCTAGACCATATGTGGTCTTTGGACTCAGAGGAAGAGTACGCAGAATGGTATGATCTATTGGATGAACAAGACCAACAACTTGCAGATAGTTTGCAACAGATGATTATTCTCGCAGAGATGGATAATGTAATGGGTGACTTTAAAGATGCAAAAGAAGTATTAAAGAAATTTGCCTTGTAAGGAAATATCATGTATAATATAAAACTGAAACCCAGAGATCTTGTTGCTAAAGATCTTCGAACTCCCAAGTACCGAATGCGTGTAGTTGAGAGCAAGGTTCAGTACACTCGCAAAGCTAAGCACAAAGGAGCACATGATGAACAGTACTTACGAACTAAGTAGAAATGGTCTACTAACTACACTTGTTATTAAAGATCATGACTATGATGTAGTTGAATATAGTATAACAAAGAAGTTAACTGATGAGAATGGTAAGGTGATAGTTGACAGTACCAATCAGATGTTTTTCTCGAATAGAGAATTTGAAGATTTTTTTCAACCGATTATTAATGATTTGAAAGTGAGATTTGAAAATGCAAACAGTGTTTAAAACAGACAAAGAATTTGAAGACTTTAAAACTTGGACGTTAGGACTACTAAGAGATGAATCATCAAAAGATCTGTGCATTACTTTTACCAAAAAAGACGGAGAACAACGTGCAATGCGTTGTACCCTTGCAGAAAGTAATATCCCAAAAGAATTCCAGCCAAAAACAGAAGGAACAGCAAGCACGTTTACTGACGCAGCATGCCGAGTTTTTGATACCGAAATTGGTGCTTGGAGATCTTTCCGTTGGGACTCAGTAATTAAAGTTGAGGTGACACTATGACTACTACAAAAATTTTGATGTTTGTTGCTGTGGCTTTAGTACTAATTGTATTAATGCCGTTTGCGGCAATTTGGTCATTGAACACACTATTCCCTGCTCTGGCTATTCCATTTGCATTTGATACATGGTGTGCTGCAGTATTGTTAAGTGGTATTGTTAGTGGTAATCATTTTGTAACTTTTAAGAAATAATATGAGCATTTCATCCCCTGAAGATAAGAAAAAGATTTTTGATGCTGTTCGTGAGATCAGCAATTCAATGTTGCGTGCTGAAGCAGAACGTGATCTAATCAAAGAGATCGTTAAAGAGATTTCTGATACCTACCAGATTCCTAGGAAAACTGTCAAGAAAATTGCAGTCACTTTCCACAAACAGAACTTGACGCAGGTTAATCAGGAACATGAAGAATTCGTGGATCTCTACGAAGATCTCACCAAGGTAGTACCGAAATAAAGACCCTCATGTTTGAGGGTCTTTCCAAATTGTTGTTGACTTTTATTCCGTTTTGCGGTATAATAAGTTATACTATGGAGGTTCTAAACCTATGGCTACTACTGCAAAACGTAAACAACTGATTGAAAAAGTCGATCGCATGATGAAGGGTGCTGAGTGTCAACTCAACCCTAACAACTACATGCGTGATTTGATTATGGCATTGAACTACTACAATGCCAATCATGATGATAAAGATAAAAAGAAATGGCTGATCAGCCACATGGCTAAGACAGACAAGAAATTGGCTGTTGAGTTGCTAAAGGTTGATGAGTATCACTTCCGCTATGCTGGCATTCTTGCTCGTCTAATGGATGGTGGTTCTGAACTTGAAGAAAAAGAAGCCAACTACTTCAATGAACGCATTGCTAAATTGAAAGAACAAGTTGGTTCTCGTCAAAAATCCCAAGACAAACTAGACAAGAAAACAGCCGATGCTTTGGCAGCAGCTGCACCTTCTAATGTAATTTCAATCCAACAACGTATGGAAGAAAAAGCACGTGAATTGGCATCTGAAATTGATGGTGCCATTGACGACTTTATGATCAATAAGAAAAATGATTTCTCTACAAAAAACTATCTTCTTGCGAATCTCGTCGCAGCACCTATTGCAAAAAGAATTGGTGAGATGTACGTCGCCACTGCCGAAGAATTGCGTGGGGCTATCGAAGGAACAGATGAGCAACTCGTTGAAGGTTACTCACACTTTACCAAACGAGAACTGAAGAAGTTTGCCGAGTTTGTTGAAGGCATTATCTCTGACTGCAATCAGCAAGTGCAAACTGCCAAGGCTAATCGTGCACCACGTAAGCGTAAAGAGAAACCTGCCTCTGTGCAAGTGGCACGTATGAAGTATCTTAAAGAGTTTGCTGAGTTGAATCTCAAGTCTGCAAAACCAGAAAGTATTATCAACTCAACAGAGGTATGGGTATACAATACCAAGTATCGTCGTATTAGTGTTTACAAAGCCGAGAATGGTGCATTGGCTGTCAAAGGCACTACGATTCTTGGATTCTCAGTGACTGAATCTAAACAATTTACTCTGCGTAAACCAGCAGATTTCTTCAAAGGGTTAACAATCGGCAAACGTCCATTGAATGCTAAAATGAAGACACTGACTACAAAGTCAGCTGTACCAAATGGTCGTATTAACGAAGAAACAATTATCCTTGGAGCATTTTAATGATTTTAGTTGATTATAGTCAGGTGGCACTATCAGCCATCTTGACATTCCAGAGAGAGTTGAAAGGTACTGAGTCTGAGGTTAAAAACCTTATTCGCCATGTAACCCTATCAACAATCAAGTCATACAAGAAAAAGTATGGTAAAGAATATGGCGAGTTAATCATCTGTTGCGATGGTCGTAAGTACTGGCGCAGAGATGTATTCCAATACTACAAAGCTGGTCGTAAGAAAGCACGTGATGCTTCTGAATTGGATTGGACTCTAATCTTTGATACGCTATCCGAGATGCGTAATGATATCTCCAAGCATTTTCCATGGAAAGTTATCCACATCGATCGTGCTGAAGCAGATGACGTCATTGCTGTTATGGCTAAGTGGTCTCAAACGAATGGATTCGTTCAACAGGGATTGATGGAAGATCCACAAAAGGTTTTGATTCTTTCATCTGATGGTGACTTTATTCAGTTGCAAAAGTGGGGTAATGTTTCGCAGTACTCGCCAATGCAAAAGAAACAGATCAAAGCGACCCAGCGAGAGTTGCATGAGAAGTTTATCACACATGTAGTAAAAGCAGGTGATGATGGTATTCCAAACATCTTGTCACCAGACGATATCTTCTTACAAGAAGGTGTGCGCCAAAAACGCATTAGTTCGCAGCGACTCGATGACTTTCTTGAAAAAGGTTTTAACGCATGCCGTAATGATGATGAGCGTCGCAACTGGCATCGTAATCTACAACTGATTGACTTTGAATTTATCCCAGAAGATGTGGCACAGTCTATTGTTGATGCATATCTAAATAACAAGCCAACTGGCGACAAGATGTCGGTCATGAATTATTTGATCGAGAATCGTTGTCGTTTGCTGTTGGATGAACTTGATGACTTTTAAGGACAAAACATGGCGAAATATATCACTGAAATTCTACAGGAAATCAATACGGATCCTAAAAAGATTGATCAGTATAAGGGCAATGGTGCTTTGCGTTTAATCTTTGAACATGCATTCTTGGAAGAAAAGAAGTTTGCATTACCTGAGGGTGAACCACCATTCAAGAAAGATGCAGCACCGATTGGTATGACACCTGCGAATCTGTATCAAGAAACACGTAAACTTTATATCTTCTGTCGTACTGATTTAAAACCACTACGTAAAGAAACTTTGTTTGTGCAGTTGCTGGAGAGTATACATCCATCAGAAGCTGAATTGGTACTAGCAATTAAAGATCAGAAGCTAACTAAAATGTATCCAAAAATTACACATAAGTTAGTTGCTGAAGCTGGATTTATTCCTGCACCTGTTGCAAAGGAAAAGAAAGCAAAAAACTTAAAGGCTCCGAGTGGAGCCGAATCTACAGAAAACCCTTAAGTCTTAAAGATAAAATAAAGAGGATATTATGGAATTGGTAGTTCTTGGTGGCGGCACTGCTGGATGGATGACAGCGTTATTAACAAAAGTTAAATATCCAAATGCAAGTATCACTGTCGTCGAAAGTGATGAGATTGGAATTCTTGGTGCTGGTGAGGGAACTACTACTCAATTTCTTGATATGCTGGATAGTATTGGTGTTGGAGTTGGTGATATTATTCGTCACTGTCGTGGTACTGTTAAGTTAGGTATTAATTTTGTAAACTGGAATAATGATGGTAATAGCTATTTTCATAGCTTTAATTCTGAACCAGGATTAACTGAGTTTTTCGGTGATAACATAATTCCATTAAATCATATTCATAATGACAGAAATTTAAGTGACTTAAGTTTTGCTGCGAAACTTTCTTATGTAAATAAAGTTTGTCTATCGTTTAAAAATAATATTAACACATACATCAATAATGAAGGAATGATGTTTGACCGACATGGAAGCTATGGACTACATTTTGATGCGACTTTGCTTGCCAAGCACTTAAGAGCAGTCTCTGAATCTCGAGGTATTTATCGAGTAGAAGGTAAGGTTAATAAATTTCAAAACGATGACTCTGGAAATATTATAGCTCTTTCTTTGGAAAATGGAAAAGAAGTTTCATGTGATTTTATTTTTGATTGCTCTGGATTTGCTCGATTAATCGTGGGTGATCATTTTGGTACTCCATGGGTTTCATACAATGACAGTCTTCCCATGGATACTGCACTTCCATTCTTTATAGAGCATGATAATAATGTGTCTCCAGTAACAGAGTCTATTGCCATGAAATATGGTTGGGTGTGGAAAATTCCAGTTCAAGGAAGATATGGATGTGGATATGTTTTTGATTCTTCGTATATCACCAAAGAAGATGCACTAAAAGAAGTTGAGGAATATTTCGGTTGTTCATTGAATAGCCCAAGAACTTTTAAATTTGAAGCAGGTTCCTTTAAATCTACTTTAGTTAAAAACTGTATGGCGGTGGGTTTATCTCAAAGTTTTGTTGAGCCATTAGAAGCAACTTCTATTTGGGTTAGTTACACTAATTTGAATGAATTCTTAAATTCAAATGGTGTAAATAATTACGGTAATATTACATTTGCTAATAAATTTAACAAATACTGTGAAGATAAAAATGAAGAAGTTGTTAACTTTTTATATTTACACTACCTAACAAATAGAAATGATTCTGATTTCTGGAAAGAATTTAGAGTGAAAAATAAAATGCGTGATAGTGTGCGAGAAACTCTAGAATTATTGAATGTAAATCCAAATTCTACTATTAGTTTTAGTGACATTTTATTCCCACCAAAAAGCTGGATTCAAGTTGCATCTGGTTTAAATTTACTTAATGCTAATGAATTTATACACAATATAGAGCAGTATAGTAGTGATGATATTGCTATGATTACAAATGCATTGTTAATCAATCAAAAAAATGTTTCCACGACTTGCATGTCTCACAAAGACTTTCTGAATTTTTGCACACAGTAACAGAGAATAATAAATGACTATAAATTTAACACAGCTAATTTATCATAAACACCAGTTCTTTACAAAAGAAGAATGTGAGTTTTTAATTGATGAACACAAAAAATTAGAGTCTACGATTGAATTAGAGCATTGCCTAGAAGCTACTTCTGGGATAGACACATACTCTACATTTAAACGTGTTAAGTTACAATATGGATCTGAAGCATTTAATCTTTCTCATAAAAAAACTGAACAGATCATAAATGAATATATGGATTATCTTGAAGATATGGGTATGTTCCATATAGCTTTACGAGATAGTATGCTGTATAGTCATATGCATAGATTATTACGATATGATGTTGGAAATAAAATACATCCACATACAGATCATCATACACATGTATACGGTAGCTGCACTTTTAATTTAAATGATGGATATACTGGTGGCGACTTTAAATTTTGGAATGGAAAACATAAAGTTGCTCTGGGTGTTGGAGATGGTTTAATATTTCCTGCTGATTTCTTTTGGGTACATGAAGTTAGTCCGATTCTATCTGGTAGTAGATATAGCACAAATTGTTTTTTAATGAATATTCCACCTTCTATGAAAACAGAGTCTGATAATTTTCTAAACCACATGTATTCTCATGAGAAAGGTGGCACAGGGAAATTTAAAGATGAAGTTAATTCTAAGTATCAAATAAAAAAAAGTAAAAATGAAACAAAAGTGGGTTGATGCATTCATGGACACTGCGGAGAGATTCGCAGAGTTGTCCAGTGCAAAAAGATTGAAGGTTGGTGCTGTTGTTGTAAAAGACAATCGTATCATCTCAATTGGTTACAATGGTATGCCAGCTGGTTGGACCAATGTATGTGAAGAAGAAATTGGTCATGTACTAGACGACTGTGGTAATATTGTTGAGTTCAGAACAAAAACGAAAGATGAGGTTATTCATGCAGAAGCTAATGCTATTCTTAAACTTGCACGTGATGGCGAATCAGGCAATGGTGCCGATTTATTCTGCACTCATGCTCCTTGCATCAATTGCGCTAAACTCATTTATGGCGCAGGTGTGAGGAAAGTTTACTACAGAGAGTCATATCGTGATACACTTGGCACTGACTTTTTGACCAAGTGTAATATTGAAGTTGAAAAATATATTTCAAAAAGTGTTGACTTGCAAGTGGTTTGAGCGTATAATATACCTAAATAGAATATAAGTAAAACCCTACTGTGTGTAGGGTCTTACAAAATTGTTGTTGACTTTAAATCAAAAGGGAAGTATAATTTCTACTATGAAATCGATACAGTGTTTACAATCCAGAATGCATAAGCAGTTACCACTCGTAGCTGGCTGGAATAGCACACGCCCATCATTTGCGCTATCATATGAGATTGATGCGGAGGGTTTTGGTAAAAAGATGTAAGACTACAAGTCTCTTTACCAAAACCCTCTGAGATGAAAATCCAGAGGGTTTTTTGTTTTACCCTACATGATGTAGGGTCTTTCAGAAAGTTGTTGATTTTTATTCTTACTTGATGTAGAATAAGTGTTCTGGTTGAGTGGCATCGTCTACTTAGCTTTTAGATCTTTAAAAATTTGCGTACCAAATGTTCCCGAATGGTGTAGTGGTAACACAGCAGACTTTGAATCTGTTATTGTAAGTTCGATTCTTACTTCGGGTGCCAAATAAAAGTACACTAGGACTGGCGCAAGCCATCGTGGGTATAGTTCCTTCCGAGCCACGGACTTGAGTGTACTTTTATTTGGTTAGATAATTTAAAAAGGAAATTGTATGAAGCGAAAATCTGGTAAAAGCTAGTGTCGCTAAGATCCCCCGTATGGTCTTAGTTGGCACGTAAAATCAAAAAAATACGTACAACCACTCGTGGCGTAATGGTAACGTACATGACTCTTAATCATCGAGTTCTGAGTTCAAGTCTCAGCGAGTGGACCATATGGGGGTATAGTGAAATGGTTATCACAGCAGACTTTTAATCTGCCAATTCTGGGTTCGAGTCCCTGTGCCCCTACCAGTTTTCTTTGGTGTGACTATGATGTAGCGGTAGCATCTCAGATTGTGATTCTGATCGTATGGGTTCAACTCCCATTAGTCACCCCAAAGAAAATTGCCTTGTTAACTCAGCGGTAGAGTGTCTCCCTTACAAGGAGAAGGTCGGCGGTTCGATCCCGTCACAAGGTACCAGATATTCCCGGATAGTTAAATGGTATAACGGAGGCTTGATAAGCCTTTATCGCAAGTTTGATTCTTGCTCTGGGAACCAAATGCCCCGATGACGGAATTGGTATACGTGTTGGTCTTAGAAGCCAAATTTTGCGAGTTCGAGTCTCGCTTGGGGCACCAAAT